CGACAGGATCCGTCCTTATAAGTATCTGTATAATGCTACAATGACAAGGGCAGAACTGGCATCTGCAAGGAACAAAGGCATACTTGCAGAGATGGATCTGGCACGAATACCTGACGGATGGGAACCTGAGATATGGATGATGTATGCTGAGATAAACGGATGGTTTATAACAGACTCTTTTAAGGCAGGTAATGAAGGACCAGCTACAGGTAAGCTTCTGTCAAACCTTAACAACCGTGGACCGTCAACTATGAATCTTGATGCCTCACAGGTAATAATATCAAACCTTGAATTTGCAAGATATCTTAAGAACGAGATAAATGAGATAACTGGTATCACACCTCAGCGTGAAGGGATGGTTTCAAACCGCGAGACACTTGGTGGAATAAACAGGTCGCTTCAACAGTCGTCATTTATCACAGAGCCTTATTTCTTCGTTCATGACAACACCAAACTGAGACTTCTTGAACTTAACCTTGAGACAGCCAAACATTGTTATAAGGATCAGAAATTCAGTCTTAATATCATGGATGATGGGCTTATATCAAAAGTATTGAATGTTGACGGTGCTATGCTCTCAGAGACATCTTATGGATTATATCTCAGTGATGGAAAAGATGATGCAGAGTTATTTCAGTTTATTCGTCAGTATTCACATGCTGCTCTTCAGAATGACACAGCTAAGTTCAAAGATCTGTTTGAGATCATGAGATCAAAGAGTATTGCAGCAATAGGCAGGAAGATGGAAGAGGCAGAAGACACAAGACAGGCAGAGAAAGAATATGAACTTGATAAGCAGTATCAGTCACAGCAGAGCACAGCAGAGATGCAGATAAAGTGGGAGATGATGAAATTCAACCAGACTATTCAACTTGAGATGCGTAAGCTTGAGAATGATATACTTCTTAAGGAGATGGATCTTGGTGAACTAAGATATAAGACAGATTCTGACAGCAGGAATAAGATGATTTCTGTAGAGAAGGATATTCAGGTATCAAAAGATAAGTTACAGGCTCAGATAGAAACATTGAGGAAGAAAAATGAAGAATTTGAGAAGAAACTTGCTCAGGAAAGAGAGCTGTTCAGCAAACAACTGGCAAGTAAGAATAGAGAGAGAGTAAAGGCAGATGTATAAATAATGGAATGGTGAAGTAAGGTAATATATGTTAAACAATTAAAAAGACTAGCAGTATGGCAAAGACAGAAAAAGCTGGATCCGGAATATTTGATGGTACCGAAATACAGGGACTTGATGATAACTTCGGACTTATCGTGCCAGGGAGTGGTGAACCTGACGATAAGAAAGACAGCGAAAAAGAAAAGAAGGTAGATAAGGAGATACGAAGCCCGCGTGGTTTTAATACAGGACTCCTTGATACCAGCACTAAGATACAGATTCCAGAGACAGAAGCAGAGGTGAAAGCTTTTGCAGAAGGGAAGACAGGAAAGATCGAAGAAGAGAATAAAGGTAAAGCAGGAACAGAAAATGAAGAAGAAGAAGGTAAAGAAAATCAGGGTGAAGGTGAGGATGCTGTCATAACAGAAGATTCACCACTTTTTCTCCATGCTGCTACGCTAAAGGAAGATGGCATCCTCCCGACCCTTGACCCTGAAGACCTTAAAGGTAAAAAATATTCTGAAGCTCTTAAAGTTTATTTTGATAAGATGAAAGAGTATGCAGAATCAACAAAGAATGAATATGTAAACAGCCTAACTCCAAGACAGAAAGAATTCCTTGATATGATAGAGAAAGGAATACCGCAGGAGCAGGCAGAACATCAGATAACTATTGAAGATGCTTATTCAAAAATCACTGATGAAGCACTTTCAAACGATACAGAACTTCAGGAGCAATTGATAGTACAAAACTTCAAGCTGAAAGGACTATCCGATAAGCAGATAACTACTTTTCTTGAAACTTCTAAAGACAAAGAGACTCTTTTTGAAGACGCTAAGAGTGCAAAGGATGAAGTCAATGCATACATAGCTAATCAGAAAGACAAGATGTTAAAAGAAGCAGAGAGAGAACAGAGAGAAGCTGATGAACGTGAGAAGACTCTTCAGAAAAACATCAAGAGTACTGTTGATGGTCTCACAGAGATATTGCCAGGTATAAAGATCAGTGCTAAAGAGAAGACCGATCTTTATGATTACATGACAAGACCTGTTGAGATAAGAAATGTCAATGGTAACAAGGTACCAGTCAGTATTATCAACAAGAAGCGTGAAGAAGATCCTATTTCATTTAATCTCCGGCTGATATATTATATACAACAGGGATTATTTGATAAAGAGGTTAAAGACACTAAGTTTGAAAAGAAACTTAATTCTAACGCTGCATCAAAACTAGCTACGAAGTTAAAAGGTGGAGACAATATTCCTGGGCAGGGTATAGCCACACCTTCTAAAAAAGACGAGAAGAAGCCCGAAAAGATAATTTTTCCTAATTTGTAATAACTTAAAATTTAAAGAATCATGAAACTTATTTCACCATTACAGGAATACGAACCGAAAGATTTCAGTGGTCTTGTGACTACCAATCATCTCGGTGCTCTTTACCAGGAGAATCCTACAGAGACATCTAAACTGGTAACAATGATGTACCGCACCAATAAAGGTGCAAATTTTGGAATGATCCTCAAACAGTTTACTCCTTTCTATTGTGAGACCGATGCTGACTTCAGATGGCATCTGCAGGGTGACGCTAAGAAAAACGTCCCTCTTGTTTCAGCATTCATTGGTGGTTCAGCTGTAGGAGCTACGTCACAGACAGGAAAAGGAGGAGCAGTATTCAATCTTGTATTTCCTGAAAGATATTTCTCTGATACTAATATCATCGTTGGAGAGAAGAATTCAGTATATCCTATCAGGATCGTTGGTGTTCCTGAGCCTTATGGAGCAGGGATGTGGAAGTATACTTGCGAATTATTTACAGGGGATCAGACTCTTTACATTCCTTACGAAGAACTTCTTGCTGGGAAGAAATTCAGCAAGGAATGGTCTATTGTCAGCAAGACTCTCAGTGTGAAAGGTGGAACTCCTAATTACACAAGTCCGTTTGCTATGCGTAATGTCATGAGTATGATCCGCATGGAAGACACAAGACCTGGTAATATGATTGCCAGACCTGTAGCTTTCTCATGGCCAGCTGTTGACGAGAACGGAAAACAGAAGCTCTTTACCACATGGACACAGTATGCTGACTGGGAATTTGAGATGCAGTTTCAGGATGCAAAAGATAAGCTTCTCAACTTTGCTACTCTTAACAGGTCTTCTGACGGTAAGTTCCTTCAGACAGACATCGGTGGTTTCCAGATAGAACAGGGAGCCGGTCTTGAGCAGCAGATTGAATCATCCAACATATCATTTTATAATGGTTACGAATTGGATATCGAGTGGCTTACTGAGCATATCATGGACCTGACAGATAATGAAAAAGGATATGGAGAGACACGCAGGATACTTATGCGTACAGGCAAGTGGGGTGCATATAAATGGTCAAAATCTATTAAAGACTATTCAGCACTCTATACTCCTCTTGGAACAGACAAACTTATCTATAATGTTGACGGTGGCTTTGGCTTCAAAGATAACTTCCTTGAATATCAGGGCCCTGATGGCAGTGTGATAGGTGTTCTTGTTGATCCTGCTTATGACGACAAGGAACGCAATAAGATCATGCATCCCAGTGGAAAAGGTGTTGCCAAGTCATACGAATTCCAGATCCTTAATGTTGGTAAGGTTGGTGGAGAAGATAACATACGTCCTGTTTATCTTAAAAACGGTTCTGATATCTTTGGTATGGAACCAGGACTTCGTGATCCTTTCCAGCCTAATCTTCCGACAAGGTTGATGAGCAGCGGAAAAGACGGATATACTATTCATCGTGGTTTTGTAGGTGGCATTATGGTGAAAGATCCTACAAGATGTGCTACGATACGTCCGTCAATCCTCGGATAATAATAATAACTTAAAAAAATGTAGCAGTATGGAAACTTATATGGTAGATAATTTAACGCGGAGACGCAAAGGTTATATTAGAACAGGTATTGTAAAGGTACTTCCCGTCAGAAGGACAGGGGACTGGTTGCCGGAAAACGCGGATAGTGCCTTTATGAATACTGGAGCAAAAGTTGAATATGTGGTTCCGCGAATGCGTTCAGGTCAGCTTATTGACCCTCTTGGTGATGTCAAAGAAGAAGATAGAGCAGTGATAGCAAAACAACTTGGTCTTAAAGATTACAACGAACTCAATATTAATGTTGAGGAGAAGAAGAATTACTGGATAAACAAAGCAGTGATCATAGACCGTGACGGGCTTTATCTTAATCTAGCAAATATTGCTGATTATATAACATACAAAATCCTTGAGGTTAACCTTGAGATGATAGCTCCTACGTGGGAAGAGAGATACAACAAAGGAACATACAAGTTTGCGCTTGTATTTGAAGATGAGGAGTCAAAGCTCAAGAATATAAAGATCGACACAAAGAAAGAAGCCTATATGATGTTTGGCAAGATTGACGGCAGTGTAAAGAAACTGTCTGATTTCATGTGGATATATTATCTTACAAACAAAGATGGCAAGAGACTTCCTAATAATCCTTCGCTTGATTATCTGAGGGCAGAGACAGGCAGGATCGTTGAGGAGAAGCCTGGTGAGTTCCTTTCTATCGTTACTGATCCTCTATTTGAGACTAAAGCACTTATTCAGAAAGCTGTAAATAATGGTCTCATTCAGAGGAATGGAAGTTTCTTCAGTATCTTCGGTGAGGAGTCATCGAAGAATTCGCTTGAAGGACTAATACAGTATCTTCTTGATGAGAGGAATAACAATATCAGGATATCTCTTATAGGAAGAATAGAACAGGTTGAGAGAGGAGAGGTTTTCCCTGGTGTCGCTGAACTTAATAAGCCTGTTGTTGAAACTGTTAATAAAGAAAAGGAAGATGAAAATAAGAGTCTTCTTGAGAAGATTGACAGCATAGCAAAGGCTAATGAACAGTTACTTAAGGAAAATGAAGAGTTGAAGAAGCAGTTTGCTAAGAGCAAGAAAACAGACAAAACCAATAAAGGCACAAAAACCAAAAAGACTGAATAATGACAAGTGCAGAGATGATAACAAACTTCAAGATTGGTTACGATATTATCAATCTTGAGGCTCCTGGGTACGAAGACAGCGAAATACTGGTATTTCTTAATCAGGCTCAGATCATTGAGCTTACCAAAGAGATATCCTTGCGAAGATGGACCTTCATATCCAATATCATCGAAAACACCACGTACAACACTTCTGTAGGCACATTTCAATATACCAGAGTTGTAACACCAACGGCTAATGACTATATAGCTTACGTTAATTCAAAGAGTAAGATCACAAGAGCCACTTTCAAGATGATAGCTGTTGCAGACTGGGTAGATAACATATTTATAAGAAAAGAAGACTCAGGAAAGTATATATCTAATTCAAATAACTATCCTATTCTTCTTAATCCAAGAGTATTTGAAGAGATAAATGCTACTATTGGAGTTATCTATGACCGGAACACCACATTCTCAGGAGCAAATGATTTTGTGCTTGAGTATATCCGCAGACCTGTAGATATAACTGCAGGTGTTGATTGCGAGATCAATACCATCCTGCATGAACGGAT